AGGGGTGATTGATAGTGGAAGTCTTATGGAAACTCATCAGTCTTATATGCTTCCGGGTATATTTGGAAGTGAATGTACATAAGAACCCAACGTGCTTTAGCCGTTGGAGTGTCAGGTGAAAAAATCATGGCTTTGTCTGGTGTGGATATTATGATTGATAATAGTTTCAAGTCTTTTTATCAGATTATGGAAGAATTGTCATCAAAATTAAAAAAGGATCAGGATTGTTTTGTCCCTATGGATAGTAATAAAGAATTTCATTATTATTGCGAAGGGAATAGGGGGGTTATTTGTGCCAGATGCAAAAAACATTATGATGAATAAAGGAGATAAAAATGAGTGATAAGTATAAATATGGATTTACTATTGAACATAATAAAGCATGGGCGTGGCATATCGGATTATTCTTTTGTATAGAACCGAAATGCGAAGATGGTAAAAGAGATGTGTATTTATTCTTTTGTTTTGGAAAACATGATTTTTCTATTGGGTTTTTACATAAATATGATGAAGAAGAAATGACGTAAAATTATCGTTTTATGTAAAATTTTTAAATAACTACTTGACGGTCATATATATGTGTGCTATTATGTACTTATATAGTAAATAAAATTAAACACTAAAAAAGAAAGTATGTGATATTATATGAATATTGTAGGTATGGTATTAGATGAGCTATATAGAATATTTGATATTCTGAACCGGGATAAATTTGATAGCTCATTATCAGAACCAGTTATCACAATTCAAAAAACCAGAGGGGAGGTGTTTGGCCATTTCACTCCAGATAAAGTCTGGCTGAATAAATATGAATCAAATGACAAGAAGAAGCCAAATGGGGACGGTAAAGTTGCTTTCTATGAAATCAATATTGACCCAAGATGGTTTTGTACCAGAACTGCTACTGACATTACGGAAACACTTCTTCATGAAATGGTACATTATTCCAATAAAGTTAATGAAGTAAAAGACTGTAGTGGTAATATACATAATAAGAAATTTAAAGCAGCAGCCGAAAGAGTAGGTCTGGTAGTTGAAAGAGACAAAAAAGTTGGATGGGGATATACGGCATTATCTGAAGAATTAAAGGAATATATTGATACAGAGGTTCAGGCGAAAGAATCAGTGTTTGAATATTTCAGAACAGGAATAATTAAACTTGATACTAAAAAGAAGAAAAGAAAGAAATCCTTATTCAAGTATGAGTGTCCTAAATGTGGCACGATTGCGAAAGCCAAAAAGGATGTAAAGATTATGTGTGGCGATTGTAATTGTACAATGGATATGGAAGATATTGAAGAAGATGAAAAAGATTTGGGTAATAGTTAATTTAGTTAAACACTATATGTAGGTAATGTTTTGAAAAATGTAAAATGGGATAAAATGATAGGTGATTTTTATACGGTTTGTTTTGATAAGGGTGATGGTAGTATACGAAATGTCACTGGTGCGGTTGAGCATTTTGATGAACAAAGATTGATTCTTTGGACAGAAAAAGAGGAAATGTATATTATCAAACTTGACCAAATTATTACTATGATTCCCGAAACTTATAAAAACAAACAGGATATCAAGTTTGAATTATCTGGTGAATTTTTTAATAAATAAATTTTAATAAAAGAGTTAATTGATTTTGAACAGGCTGCAAGTTCTATTAATGCAGATACAATGTATACAGATGGGATTCAGGCAGTAATTAATCGTTTGTAAAATAAAAACACCGATTTGGTTTTTAAGGGAGATATAGAGAAAGGAGAATAATTAATATGTTTAAGAAAAATGACAGAATGAAGTTGGTACGTCCAATTGATGATTTACAGAAAATTGGTGAGATTTTTAAAGTTGTTAATATTATTAAACATTATATTGTTCTTATTTCAGAAGAAACTGGTGAAGATGTGTTTATACCAGATAATGAAATTAATGTATATTTTGAAAAAGTAAAAGAGCCAGATGATAAACCTTTAAATGGTGTTCCTTATGAAAAGATTGAGAAATTGATGGCAAAAGCAAATGTAAAAGTAACAACATTCTTTGATAAAACTACCGTTGTTGTGGTACAGTTCCCGAATGGGTTTGTGATTACTGAATCTTCATCTTGTGTAGACCCTAGAGCTTATAGTGAAGAAGTTGGTAAGGACATTTGTTTGAATCGTATTAAAGAGCGGCTGTGGGAATTGGAAGGATATTTTCTTCAGGAACAGGAATATACTTGGAATCAGTCTGTAGCAGCTTCTAAACATGATATTCCCGATATTTTAGAAAAGCCTAAAAAGGAAGTAACACCAGAAATTGCAAGAGTAGTTTATAATATTTTAAGGAATAATTTTGTTAAACAATATGAAGGAAATAAAGATCATAATTTGGATGAAATATATATTAGAACATTAGAAAAAACAAGCAAAGATTTTAATGTAGATAAAGAAGATTTAGAGAGTGAGGTTGATAAAATTTTTACCGAAAATATCCACAGAACATATAAGAAAACACTTCCTGAAATATTTGCTGAAATATTCGGAATATCATCACATTAAAACGTAGATTCTATGAGGGAATTTGCTATAAAATTCTGCAATTCTGGCTAAAGATACAGAAATTTTTCGGTCTAAATCCCATGATTGCATAGTTTTTAAATCCTCATTGGTAAATTTATTTGGGTTTTGTTGCTTTTTGCTCATGTTTTCACCGCCTTTTCGCTTAGAATCTACGTTTCTTACTCAGGAGGAAAGGATAGTACAGTGTTATTGTATTTGGTGAGAAGATTATATCCTGATACACCAGCAGTATTTATTGATACTGGTTTGGAATATCCAGAGATAAGGGAGTTTGTTAAAACAGTTGATAATGTGATTTTTGAATATCCGTGTAAATGGGATAGGAAACAAAAAAATACATTAGAACCAGTTTTAAAGAAGTGATAAGAGAAAATGGTTATCCGATTGTAAGTAAAGAAGTATCGCAAATTATAGAGGAAGCGAGAAGGCACGAAACTACAGGAAAGTATACCTATAGAATTGAAAAATTAAATGGTACTGCATTAGATAAGAATGGAAATAAGAGCAAGTTTAATTGTCCACAATGGAAATACTTATTAGATGCCCCATTTAAAATAAGCAGCAAATGTTGTGACAAAATGAAGAAAACACCAGCTAAGAAATTTGAAAAGGAAACTGGTATGCATCCTATTATCGGAACTATGACTATTGAAAGTAGGTTGCGGAAACAACAATGGTTAAGGCATGGTTGTAATATTACAGATTCAAAAAAAAGCCTATGTCAAAACCTATGTCGTTCTGGACAGAGCAAGATGTTTTGGAATATATTCTTCGTTATAATTTGGAATATGCATCTGTATACGGAGATATAGTTCAAGATAAGGATGGAAAATATCATACTACTGGTTGTCAAAGAACAGGATGTGTCTTTTGCGGATTTGGTTGTCATTTGGAAAAAGAACCAAATAGATTCCAAAGATTAAAAGAAACTCATCCTAAACTTTGGGAATATTGTATGAAATCATGGGATGAAGGAGGTTTAGGTATGAAAGATGTTTTAAGATTCATTGGTGTAAAAATTGAGTAGGAGGGTAATATGGAAGGAATATTGGTAATAAATTTCTATACCAGTGCTGGTAGAGGAATACAAAATATGTGGATTGATTCAGAAAGTGGTGGTCAGGGAATGAGATATGAAGCTGCCAGTCCTGAAGAAGCAGGAAGAGCATTACAGAAATATTTAGAAATGCAAAGTGAACAACCACATAACAAGTAAGGGTAAATGCTATGTACGAAATAAACAATGATTATCAGTATTATGAAAACTATTTATTGGATAATACAAATTCATGGGAATTGACAGAGAAAGACAAAGAGATATTAAACATGGCAATTTGGATAGTTGATAATCGTTGTTCAATTCGGCAATGCAGTAAAGAATTTGGTAAAAGCAAAAGTCAATTACATAGAGATATACATTCAAAATTAAGAAGTATTTCTTATGAATTATATCAATGTGTAACATCACAATTAAGAATAAACAAACGGAGGTATTTCATATGAAAAGTAAGAAAACAGTTTTTATTACAATCGGTATTGTTGCAACGGTAATTTTAATGGGTGTGTTTATCTGTCAGGGTTCAAGGAATACTGCTATCTCATATGAGGAACAGATAAAGACAGCAAAATCAGACATCAAAGTGCAGGAAAAACGAAGGGCAGACCTTATTCCTAATCTGGTAGATTGTGTAAAGCAGTATGATAAGCATGAATATCAGACATTAATGGATGTGGTAAATGCAAGAGGTACAAATTCTGATGAATCTGTTGAGGAAATTCAGACAATGATTAATGCTGTAGCCGAAGCATATCCAGAATTGAAAAGTTCTGATAATTATAAAGAGCTTATGAATGAACTATCTACCACTGAAAATCTGATTGCTAATTATCGTGGAAATTATAATACGTGGGTTGGAGATTACAATAAGTATGTACAGAGTTTTCCTCATAATATCTTTTTAAGTGTTACAGGTTATCAGATTGAAAGATATGAAAGACTGGATTTTGATGTAAGTGAGGATGCCCCAACAAATTTGTTTGATTAGGAGGTACATATGTATAGAAACAAAAATGTTCTCTATCGAAATGGGAACTTTGAAATTACAAAACATGAAGTGTTATTCAGTGTAATCATCATAGCGGTTATGTTTATTATAGGAATAATGATTCATTGGAAAATAAACAATCATTTGGTGAATGATTACCAGAAATATAATACTGCTTTGCAGATTCAAAATGATACAGATTTATTTTCATATGCTATGAAAACTGATATAGGAAACGCTTTTGTGTATGGTGATTTATTGGCAGTTGATACAGTTACCTATCCTGAAATCGGTGGAAAGTATATGTATGTTGAAAAGGTCAAGGAAAGATATACAAGACATACACGAAGAGTAAAATCAGGAAAAACGTGGCATACACAAGTTTATCATACTTGGGATAGGGTTGGAAGTGAAGATTTAAGATGCAAAGAAATATCATTCTGTAATGTAAATTTTGATAGTAGCAAGGTTGAGCTTCCAAGCACAGAATATATTGATACGATTAAGGAATCAAGTCGTATACGTTATAAATATTATGGTGTATCTCAAAAACATACAGGAACTATATTTGCCTATTTAGAGAATCAGACCATAAAGGATAAAGCAACATTTTATGAGAATCAGACTATAGAAGAATCAATTAGGCATCTTGAATCAAAAAGTGAATTGGTTATATTCTGGTTGATTTGGATTGTGGTCATTGCAGTAGTGGTATTTGCATTTTGTTATATAGATAATCGTTGGCTTGAAGATTAGGAGGAAAAGAATATGAATATTTTAAGAAATGATGAAGTGACACTTATTAAAGAATTTGAAAATCTGAAAAAGATTGGTGAAACATATGAGGTAGCCAATATTACGGATACTAAAATTGTTATTCGTGATAGAAATTCAAAAGTGGCTCTTGCTGCTGTAGAAATTGAAAACTTTGAGAAATATTTTAAGAAAGACAATGAGGTAAACGGTTGGACAGATTGGATTGGAATAACTGATGAAATGAATAATCTGGCAGCTTATTATAGAACCAATCAAAAACGAGTAGAAGTAAAGACTGTAGATGGGAAGTTTAAAGGCAAATCATCTTGCAACAAGACAGATATGTTTTCCTTAGAGAAAGGTATTAAATTGGCTATGGCTCGTTGTCATAAGAAAATAGCGGAGCAGGAACAGTCAGAAGTAAGACAGTATTTAAAGAATCTTACCGAAGAAATTGATGCAGTAAATAAGTTTATTGAAAATTTTGGTAAGTAAAAGGAGAAGAAATGTTATTAGGATTTACTAAGCTATATCTGGCGTGTTTGAGATACAAATTTTCTTTTATCTTGGATTCGGAGGGGTTCTGGCGTGGTGAAATCAAAATGGTTTTAAAACCTTATAAATCTGCCCGTCATGCGTCAATAAAAGAAGAAAAGGTAATTGTAGCCAGTGGATACAGGGAACTGTTCAATAAGGCGGTTAAAGAGATGAAAAAATATAGAGAGGAGATGGTTTTTAGATGATTTATCTTGACAGTGCAGCAACAACAAAGCCAGTAAGTTCCATAATAAAAGCAATTAAGCCCTATATAGAGGCAGACTGGTATAATCCGTCTGTATTGTATAGTAAAGGCAGGAATGTAAAAGAAAAAATTGAATCTGTCCGTTCCTCCGTAGCGTTGGAAATAAATGCAATGAGTAATGAGATTTATTTTACCTCCGGTGCAAGTGAAAGTAATAATTGGGTTATCCGGGGCTTTATAGATGAATGCAAAGCAAATAATGTGTTTCCTGTAATCCTGACCACGCGTATTGAACATAAGTCAATATTGGATTGTATTGATAATATGAAAATTATAGGCGAGAGATGTCACTTTGGATTTATCAGTGTCCATAATAAAGACGGGTGTATAAATATTACAGGTTTGCAACAGGCATTAGAATACTGCGAAAGGTATTATGGCAAAAATACAAAAATACTTGTATCTGTCTGCATGGCAAATTCTGAAATTGGTACAATTCAGGATTTAAGGATTATTTCTGGTATCGTACATAGATACAACGCTATTCTTCATACTGACGCGACACAGGCTTTTGGTCATATTCCTATTGATGTTGGTGCTTTAGGTGTAGACTTGCTGACGGCTTCCGCACAGAAGCTAGGTGGCTTAAAAGGAACGGGTTTTTTATATAAGCGTAGGGGCATTGACATTAAACCGTTAATTTATGGTTCGCAAGAGAAAGGGCAACGTGGCGGTACAGAAAATGTTGTAGGGATAATTGCTTTAGAGGAAGCGATAAAGCATATCAATTATGAATTTGAAACTTCCACTATCTCTCTTATGAGGGATTATATGATTAAAGAATTGGAAGGTATTTTTGGATGTCAGGTCAATGGTTCGAGAAAATATCGTTTGCCAAATAATATCAATGTCACATTCCCACAGGCTATTACCGGGGAAGCATTAATTTACATGTTGGATATGTGTAATATTTATATTTCATCAGGTTCTGCCTGTAACTCCCATTCTTCAAAACCTAGCAGTACATTACAGGCAATTGGCTTAAATGATGATGAAATTAGCAGGACAATACGAATTACTTTGCCTGATAATATTACCAAGAGGCAGATAGATAATTCTATCGGTGAGATTAGCAAACAAATTGCAGTATTAACCTCTATTTGAAAGAAGGTGGCGATTGTATGATAGAAGAAAAAATATTAGAGAACGGAAGTAAAATTAAAGTTTTTCGTTCTAACGATAATTTGGTTAATACCATTGATGGTGAAGATATTTATCTTGAATTACATGAAGATTGGGACAGTTCAAGAGATTTCGTTGATATCGAAATAAATACCGCATTTCGAAAAGAATCATTAAAATTTCTGATAGAAGTTCTTCAAGAGTTTTATGGACAAATGGATAATGAGTAATAAAAGAAATATACGAAAGATGAAGTTGCAGAGGCTATTGATTCTTTGAAGGATTGGGATAGTTATAATCCATTCCTTGAAGCTGTAGATAAAATCTTAGATATGTTTGAAAATATGGAGTGAGAAAGGAGATAAATATTATGAAATTTAAGAGGAATGTAAAGTTTAATTCAGAACAGACAAAATTTGAAGTGGGTGATACTTTCACTTTTAAAATGAAAGATGGTGAAAAAGTAAAAGTAAGGGCAGTAAAGGAAGATGCGAATGGGAATATGCTGTTTATCTTTGAAGATTGTTTAAAAGATGAATATACAATGAATGAGATTTTAAATGATGGAGTTCTGGATAAGATTTATAAGAAGATTCCTAAGAAAATCAGAAAGTTATTGGCTGCTTTTGATAATGGAGAGTATCTTAGGGTTCCGACAGAGAAAGAAATCTTTGGTGAAAATGAATATGGCGAGGAAGAGGGCGAAGATATTACACAGTTTGAGTGTATGAAAAAGAGGAAACACAGAATCGCTTTTCAGGGTTATGGAACAGATACATGGGAGTGGTACTGGCTTGTTAATAGACATAAATCTTCTGCCACTCTTTTCTGTGGTGTCTACTACACTGGTCATTCCTTCTACGGCAGCGCGTCTCGTAGTGGTGGCGTGCGCCCGCTTTTCTGTATCAAAAATCTTTAATCACACCCCCTTGTGGGGGATTAAAAAGAGAGGATGGTTATATGGAAGTAGTATGTGAATCAGATTATCAGGATATATACCGTATTACGGATGGAGTTCTCTTGGTAATTAATAAGTTTGAATATATGACACATAATGGAGAAACGCTTTACATATATCAACCAAAGAGTAAAAGAATTTGGAAACGATATATCAAAGGTTGTAAAGACCATTTAAGGGAATTAACTACTGACTACAAGGATATATATGGTAATTATGTCTTACCTAAAGGAACTGTTGTATATGGCTCACATCCTGTTCAAAAGGTCAGTCCTGATAAGTGGAAATATCAAATTAAAACTACTGGAGAATTATTTAGTGGTACAGCAGAAGATATTTTTAACTATATGAAAACGATAAGAGAGATTACAGATTCAAAAAAGAAGGGTGGTTAATTATGAGTAAGATTTGCGATGGATGTATTAAAGCAGATGTTTGTATGTTTAAAGAAGAATGTATGAAAGCAGTAAAAGATATACAGGATATTTGTGGAAGAACAAATGTTTTTATTAAAGCTGATATTTCTTGTGAAAAGCGGAAGGGTTATCAAATTACAAATAGGGGCGAGATAAATTTGGGAAAAGGCGTAAAAGTTACAATGGGATAATGTGAGAAGTGACATAAAATTTGACTTTTATGCGGAAAAAAGAAGTTGTTAGTGTATTTACATTTTGATTGATATTTATATGTAACAAGAAAGGAATGGTTTATATCAAAATAATAGATGAAATTGTAAATGGTAGTTATAAAGTTACTGAAAAACAGGATATGCTTTATCGACTTAAAAAGGAATTAAATAAAGAGATAGATAAGGCGGTAGAAAAAGTAAAAAAAGGATACAAATACTGTCCACAATGTAGGGAGTATTACAAAGAGAAGGCGTGGGAAGTTGGACATAAAACAGAGAAGAGAAATGTATGTATTTATCGTGATGCAGGTTATGGTGATGATGACACATACGAGGATAAAATGTGTTCAGTTATATATGAGATTTGTCCAATAGGCCATGTTATGGAGAAGGATGTTACCTAGTATTATAGCAAATAGAAATGGAAACGAAAAAATAATGGAAATAGTCAAAATATATTTATGCGGCGGTATGGGTGGCTTATCTATAGAAGAACAGATGAAATGGAGAAATCAAATCCGCGATGAAATCAAATTCAATAATAGCGATACAAGAAGAATACCATCATTTATCAGTCCGCCAAATTATTATTCAACATCTATGGTCAGACATAAAACAGAGCGGGAAATTTTTGAATATGAACTTAACCACATACGGAAAGCTGATTTGATAGTTGTTAATTTTAATGCACCTAAAAGTATAAGTACCGCTATGGAACTGATGGTAGCAAAGGAACACAATATACCTATAATTGGTATAAATGCAGACGGTCATGAACTGCATCCGTGGCTTGAATTATGTACTACAAGAATGTGTGATAGCATAAGAGAAACGGTTAATCATGTGGTCAATTTCTACTTAAATTAATTGGGTAGATTTTGTAAAAATATATTGACACCATCAATCTATTTGTGTTATTATTAATTATATTAAACACTAAAAAGAAAGTGAGGTAATGTTATGAGCGGTCTAAGGAAACTGAAAAGGTCTATCATTATGCACGAAAGTTATAAACTTTGTGATAGTTCAGCGATGTTTCATATCCTTTGGAAGAAACATCATTGTAAAAATAATGGGAGAACAAAGAATTTAAATTTAAACACTAAAAGGCATAATAAAAAACAGTCCAAAAGGGATAAGCGTGTTTTGGGTAAGATTAAAAAACATTTGTTTGGCAAAAAAGCACAACAACAGCAGTAGTATCAAACTAAAGGAGGATAAGTGTTATGGCATATGGAGGTATCCGTGATGGGTAAAAGATTAGATTTAACTGGTAAAAGATTTGGTAGGTTAGTGGTAATTTGTCGTGATTGTTCAAAAGGTAAAGTATTTTGGAAATGTTAATGTGATTGTGGAAAGATTTGTAATGTATCAACAAGTAATTTAAAATTAGGTTTTGTACGTTCTTGCGGATGTTTAAGGCGAGAAGTTGCAAAACAACAAAGAATGCATAATCAATATGATTTATCAGGTAATTATGGAATAGGTTACACAACTAAAGGTGAACCATTTTATTTTGATTTAGAAGATTATGAGTTAATAAAAAATTATTGTTGGTAGGAGGTAATTAGAATGAATAAAAAAAGAAAAACGATAATAAAGCGTGATTGGATTTCATCTTTTAACCTAATAGGCAAAGCTAAAATTAATGACTACACATTTAAGATTGATGAAAAATCTGAAAAATCATCATGGATTTATAATGCATTAAATTTATCCGTAGATTGTGGCGAAAAATATGGAGTTGTATACTGTTCGGCAATGGGTGGTTATGATGAAGAAAAGGCAGGAATAATTTTCGCACATGGTAAGAAAGAAGACGGTTCAGATGATTTTGAGAACCAGATTCAGGTTGCATGGGAAGATAGATTTAATGACGGTATTCTTAAATCCCTTGGCGATATGTGCTTTATTACGGTAGGTCTGGAGCAGACAAATAAGAATAAAGTCTTTCGTAAGAAATTCTTGTCCGAATATGATGCAATTGCCTATATTCAGGAGCATCTTGAAGAAGATATGGTTGTGAATGTGCATGGTAATATCCGTTATTCACTTTATCAGGATGAAGTGAAGATGCAGAAGAATATCACCAGCATTATTTTAAGTAAAGTAAATGACCCTACTAAGTATAAGGCTACGTTTGTACAGACAGTTCTTTTGGATAAAAGTTCTGCCAGTCTTAGTAAAGAAAATATTAATAAAGAGAAAGGTATTATGTATGTGTCAACAAGGGTGTTGGATTATCTGAAAGAATTTAACGGCATTGAAGTAAAAGGTCAGTATCCGTTCCAGAAAGAATTTGAATTTGAAATGGACTTCAATAATGAAAAAAATTGTAAGATAATTATGGAAAAGATTTTCAAAGTAAAAAAAGATGTCACACAGATTACCTTTGAAGGGGAATTTATTTCCGGCGGTGCTGTTGTAACACCTACTTGGGATGATATACCTGACGATATTAAGGATTTGGTAGGAAGTGTTTTCACAAGAGAGGAAGCATTACAGCGTTGCAGTACCAATGGAAACCGTGAGGAAAGGATGGTTCTTCGTAGGCCAAACATACGTTTGATAGGTGAAGATAAAACTCCTACGTTACAGAAATTTGAGCAGAGATATACAGAAGATGATTTGGCTTTGGATTATCTGGCACAGGAAACCTCTGCTGATGGTTTTATGAATGCACCAGAAGGTGAGGAAGTACCATTTGAGGAAGATAAGGAAGATGGTACTGATTCCGGAAATGATAGTGTCGATGACATGTCATGGCTCAATAGCATTTAGTGAACTACCATAAGCCATAAAGGTCTGTGGCTTTACGGTTGATAATGTATAAAATAAAAACTTTAAACACTAAAAAATATAATTTCAGAAACCGTAAAGGTCTTGAAGATAGGAGCTATGGGTTTCTGAAATTAACAATCAAGATTGGAGGGTGGAAATAAAATGAAATATGGCAAAAAAAATGAAATAAAAATAAATCCATTAAAATATAATCTGGCGTTGATTGGAGAAGGTGGCATCGGAAAGACAACTATAATTAAAGAATATTGTGAAAAATTAGCCGGGGATGGCTATATGTTTCTTGAAATAGGGAAAGAAGATGGTGCGGATGCCATTAACGGGATTAACTATCTCAACTGCCCTGAATGGGACATGGAATATGATGAGGCTACAAACAGCATAGGCTTTAACACATTTGTTGAAGATGTGACTGAAAATAAGGGGTCTGACTGGTCTGATTTAAAGGTTGTCGTAATAGATACATATGATGAATTGTTCGCCATAGCAGAACCAGAAGTAATAGCAATGCATAACAGGGAAAACCCAAAAAAACGTGTAAAAAGTATTAAGGCTGCATTTGGAGGCTTCCAGGCAGGGGAAGATAAGACAATAGAAATAGTTTTGAATGCATTATGGTCTTTAAAAAAAGTTGGTGTTTCATTTATTGTTATAGGACATACAAAGTCAAGGAATGTGTCAGATCCGGTAACAGGCGAGGACTATATGCAACTTACCACAAATATGTCGCAAAAATATTTCAATGCCATTAAAACAAAAGTGCATTTTCTTGGTGTGGCAGCTATTGACAGGGAAATTGTTAAAGAAAAAACAGGGAAAAAGAACGTTGTAACAAACCAAGAAATAGAAAAAGGGGTCATTAAAAAAGAAACCCGTCAGATTACTTTCAGGGATGATAATTATGTAATAGACAGTAAATCAAGGTTTTCAAATATTGTAAATAAAATTCCTTTTAATGTAGATGAATTAATTAAAGCAATAACTGATGCAATCGCAGAAGAATTAGGCAAATCTGGCAAAACTGTAAAACAAGCACAGGCAGAACAGGATAAGATTGAACAGGTAGAAGAAAAGAAAATTGCAGAAACAGAGAAGAAAAATAATGAGAAGAAAGAGCTGGATAAAGTAATTGCAGATGTCATCAAGTTCTTTACAGAGAATAAATCAGACGTTAATGTTATCAAACCTATTCTGAATAAAGTGAAAGAGCTTGGCTATGCAAATCCGAAAGAAATTAATTCTATAGAGGATGCACAGGTTATTCTTGCCATGACACAGTAAAACCATACGGCAGAATTAAGCGGTTAAATAATCAAAGTTTCCCTCCCCGCAATACAAAACATTGTGGGGAGGGTTTGAAAGAGAGGGGGATATTCATGGCAACACATAAAACAAAAAAACATATGACGGAACAGGAGAAAGAAGAATGGGATAAATTATATAGATTTGTTAAGGAAAAGGTATTAATGTATGATAAAAACCAATCGCTTTCGCGGATGATGGTATTGCGCCTTAAAGGACTGTCAACTAATAAGTTTGTTGAAAATAAAAATATACAAAATACGGCAAATTATTCATATAAAACAATTTTGAATACATTTAAATTCTGTATTATGGATATACAAAGAGGATTTGCCAGTAGTCATTTTTCTGATGAAATGCACAGATTCAATTATGCACTTAAGATTGTTGAATCAAATATAAATAATGTTTATCTGAGAATGCAAAATGTAAAAAAAGCCGATGAAAAACTTATGGGTATGGATCTGCCTACCAACACACATACAGGGGCAGATTACCAAAGAAAAACAAAAGACGTGCCTGATAAATTTGAAGATTTGTGGTAATTGGGGGGATTTATATGGCTGAAAAGAATCAAAGTAAATTATCCCCTTTTGAACAGGAAATTATAGAAGCTGCAAAAAAGGTATTGGAATTTAAAGTTATAGCGGAAGCAAATGTAGTCAGTATTATTTACAAATCCCCAGAAGAAATATACAGCACAAATCTAACATTAGAGGATTTTTCCAATAATGTATGGAAAGTATATTTCCAGATTGCCCATGATTTGATATTTGTTGAAAAGAAAAAATCATTGGATGATATTACTGTAGGATTATATCTTGAAAAACATCCAAAGTTAAAAGCAAAATACACTGAATATGGCCAATACGGTACAATTATTTCTGCCATGAAATATGTGGAAGTTGCTAATTTTCATGGGTATATCGAGGAATTAAGAAAATGGAGGGCTGTTATAGCCTTGTGCAAAAAAGGGTTTCCTGTGAAAAACAGGCTGTCTGAATTTGTTAATATGACAGCAGAAGATATATATAATGAATATGAAGCATTTTTAAACCATACTTTTGGGAATATAGATTCAGACGTTAAAAGCTATGATATATGTAATGGTATCCATGAACTGATTGAAAAATTAGATGAAGGGACTGCCTTAGGACTTCCATATTATAATATGCCCATGTTGACAAATGAAACGGGTGGACAATATATGGGTTCTATCACATTACTCGGGGGAGTAAGCAATGTAGGTAAAAGTACCATTGCACGTTCCGTTACCATCCCCAGCATTATAGAATCAAAAGAAAAAGTAGTTATTATGATAAATGAAGATTCTTTTGAAAAATGGCAGAGGGAAATGCTGGTATGGGTATGCAATAATATTCTGAAATTTGATATCCAGAAACATACTGTCAGGGATGGTAAATATCCACCGGATGTTAAGGGAAAATTGCATGAGGCTGCTGGCTGGTTAGAAGAAATGACAAAGAACCATATGATTACCATAATACCATTCCTTCAATACCGAACGGCAAAGGCTATCAAAGAAATACGCAAATATGCCGCTATGGGGGTAAGGTATTTTATACTTGATACGTTTAAAATGGATGCCGGGAAAGTCAGTCAAAATTCTTGGATGGAAATGCAACAGGCAATGGTCAGTATAAAAGATACAGTTAAATCGGAAGCCTTAAATGTACATATGTTGATTACATTCCAGTTAGAAAAAGGCAGCTCTATTATGCGTTATTATACACAAAATAATATCGGGTTGGCAAAAAATATTATTGATGTTGCATCAACCTGTATTATGGTCAGGGATGTATTAAATGATGAATACCAGAACGAAAAGAGGGCATTAAAAGTATACAGGTTGGAAGGTAAAAATGGAAGGACAAAAGTATCAGTCCCTTTAAAGGATGAAAAAAGGTATCAGGTTTTCTTTATTGTGAAGAATCAGGAAGGTGCCGCCAATGCCTACCAGATAGTAGCTGAACATGATAAAAGTAGAAATATCATTAATGAAATAGGTATTACAAATATTTTGCCAAACTTTTAGGGGGTAGGGCATGGATACAATTTCATTAAAAAAATATATTTTTGAAAAAGAAAAAACTGAGTACGTATTAAATGAAATCGGATGCCATGATATTTTATATCATGAGAACAAAGGATATTATTCCTGTGCCAACTATAACGGTGACAATACAGGTGCGGTAAATATAAAAAATAATCCTTATTTAAACGTAAAGAACTGGACTAGAGAAAAAGATTTCGATAAAAATGCAGATATTATTTCATTAGTAGAATATAACCGGAATTTATCTTTTGTGGATGCAGTCAAATATCTCCACAAAATTTTAGGGTTAGATTTTAAATGGGGCAAAAAGCAGGAAAGAAAGCCAAAGAAAATCGACATATTAAATCAGTGGGATATTAATATTCTTGCAAAACATAGCCATAAAAGAAGAGTCGATGTAGCTGATATCCATATCCTAGATGAAGAATTGTTACATGACTATATACCTATTTTGTACATTGGCTGGTTCAGGGAAGGGATTATGCCTTGGACGGCTAAAAAATTTGGTCTGGCATATTCATATATGAGAAAACGTATAATCATTCCCCATAAATATTGGCTGACAGGTGAACTGTTGGGGATAAATAGTAGAACAACAGTAGAAAACTATGAGGAATTTGATATAAAGAAATATTGGATTACACCTTCTTATAAAAAAAGCTTAAATATTTATGGTTTATGGGAAAATAGAGAAACCATTCAAAAAGCAGGATATGTAGTTGTTTATGAATCTGAAAAATCTGTGTTAAAAAGGGACAGTTTGAATGACCCGACTGGTGTAGCCCTTTCAGGACATACAATTTCGGATGAGCAGGTAAGAATTTTGATAGGTCTAAATGTTGAAATCGTTGTTGCTATGGACAAGGATGTGCCAATAGAAGAAATCAGGCATATGTGCAGCAAATTTTATAATATCCGCAAAGTATCTTATATTTATGACAGGTGGAATCTGCTGGGAAGAAAAGACAGTCCAGCGGATACACGAAATAAAGATTATCAGTTTTTGTTTGATAATAGAATTGTTTATGACGTAGAGGAGCATAAACAATATTTAATAAGTTTAGGAAAGGAAAAAAATAATGTATAGATTATTCTTAGGAGATTGCATAGAATTAATGAAAAAAATACCAGATGGTAAAATTGATATGGTTCTCTGTGATTTACCTTATGGGCAAACAAAACGTAATAAATGGGACGTTGTAATACCATTTGAAGAACTATGGGAACAATATAAAAGGATTACTAAAGAAAATGCCGCAATAGTTTTGTTTGGCAACGGTATGTTTACTGCAGACCTTATGGAAAGTAACCGGGATATGTGGAAGTATAATTTAATTTGGGAAAAGACACAACCGACTGGTTTTCAAAATGCGAATAAAATGCCAATGAGAAATCATGAAGATATATGTGTATTTTATGAAAAAACACCGACATATAATCCACAAAAAACGACAGGCCATGTCAGAAAGGTCAGTACTGCAAAGCATAAAAGAAATTGTAAACAGTCAACTAATTATAATGAAATTAAGGATTATACATACGACAGCACAGAAAGATTTCCAAAATCAGTTTGGCTGTATCCGAAGGATGTTCAGAAATGTGCATTACATCCGACACAAAAACCAGTGGCATTGTTAGAAAAATTAATTAAAAGCTATACCAATGAAAATGAATGGGTATTGGATAACTGTGCAGGAAGTTTTTCCACAGGAATAGCCTGTTTGAATACAAACCGTAATTTTATTGGTATAGAAAAAGATATGAATTATTTTAAAATTGGAAAAGAAAGAGTGGAAAACCATTTATTAAAAATAGGTGGTGACATTTATGCCTAAAATGATTTAAAGTTAAATACTAAAACATTATTTCAATAATATGAACGGAGATAATATATGAGATTAACAAGTGAACAATTACAAGAAGTAATGAAAAAATATGGAGTTAACAGACTTTATTCATGGTCTAGGATAAATTGTTTTATGACTTCGCCATATGAATATCTATTAAAATATATACTACATAAAAAAGAAGATGTTGATAATTGTGCTTATGCACCTATGGGTGGCATATGTCATTCAATTATTGAAAGATTGTATGAAAATGAAATTACATATCAGGATATGATAGAAGAATTTGAAGATGGATGGCTAACAGCTATTGATATTGCGGATTTAAAATTTGACAGAAACGATGGAATAAAGAATGATAATATAAAAGAAAAATATAAAGAAAATCTCTATCATTTCTTTAAAACACATAATAAAATTCAATCCAATGTGGCAATAGAGAAATTTACAACCGCTAAGATTGGCGAATGGGTATTGCAAGGATACATTGACGCTATTTATAAAGATGATGAAGGATATTACAATATTATAGATTGGAAAACATCTACAAAATATTCTGGTAAAACAGCAGAAGAAAAAGCTGGTCAGCTTGTTTTATATGCTCTTGGATTAAGTCAAATGTATAATATACCTTTAAATAAAATAAAAATCTGTTTCAATTTCTTAAAATCTGTTTCTATTCAATATCAACAAAAAAATGGAGCAGTTAAGACCAGAGAGGTTGAGCGTTGTAAAATCGGTGAAAGTTTACAAGCCAATGCAAAAATGTGGTTAAAGGCTGGTGGGTATGATGTTGATGGATATTTGAAACTTATGCTTGATACCAATGGTATTGAATATTTACCACAAGACATTCACGATAAATACGTAATTTCTGACTGTTATGTGTATGTACCACTTACAGAAAAATTGATTGACAAGTGGACAACAGAAATCATCACGACATTAAAGGATATTGAACTCCGGGAAAAAGATTATCAAGAAACAGGGAATGATAAAGTATTTTGGGATACTGAAGAATCAGTAAAAGCACAAAGTTATTATTTCTCAAATATATGTGCATATAGCCCATATCTGCATAAGCCATATAAAGCATATCTTGACAAATTAGAAGCTGCCAAAAACGGTGAAGATACATTCAGTGGCATTGGAACAGAATGTAATGATACAGAAATCATTCAAACGGTAAATAAAAATAATAGTAAACATCAAAATATAGAAGAAGCGGATTTGAGTTGGTTGGAAGAAATATGATAGGAGGGGTGTGATTTGATGAAAGTATTAATTGCCTGTGAGGAAAGCCAGCGTGTCTGCATAGAGTTCCGGAGGTTAGGACATGAAGCCTACTCCTGCGACATAGAGCCTTGCAACGGTGGGCATGAGGAATGGCATATACAAACCGATGTTATTCCTTTATTAAATGGAAACTGTGAATTTCAAACAGTAGATGGTACAGTGCATAGAATTGATGGAAGGTGGGATATGATTATTGCACATCCACCATGTACATATTTATCAAATGTTGGTGCAAGGCATTTATGGAAAAACCATAAATTAAATCAAGAAAGATATGAAAAAGGATTGGTGGCAAAAGATTTCTTTATGAAGTTTTACAATGCGAATTGTGAAAGAATTGCTATTGAAAACCCAACCCCAAGCAAGATATATGAGTTACCAGAAAAAACGCAAGTGATACAGCCTTATCAATTTGGCCATCCGTTCACAAAGAGAACGCAACTATGGATAAAAGGACTGCCACCATTGAAACCTACTGAAATTGTTGAGCCTAAAGCTACTTGGTGTCCGAGCGGTTCTTATTCTCATAAGCACGAAGAACAGTATAGGGGAATATTTACGACAGATAGGGCAAAGAACAGAGCAAAGACTTTTCCCGGAATAGCAAAGGCAATGGCTGAACAGTGGGGAGGAAATAAGTAATGAGAAACATATTTACTAAAGGAATTGAATGTATTTTGAGGGCGGTTTTATATCCTTCATCCAATATTGTATTAGTCTGTAAGGATGATACAGAAGCGAAGAAGTATATGAATAAACTTAGAAAACTAATTAATGAAAACAGGATTATTCAACCAGAAATAACGGAAACAAATAATGATGGCTGTATATTGTTTAAAAACGGCAGCTATATAAAAATTATTGAGAAAAAAGGAGATGACAGTAATCAACCAATTAGGGGTAAGCGGTTTAATAAGTTTTTGGTAATATACAAGATTTTATTATTATTGATGAAGAATTTGAAAGTGCTATTAAACCATATGTAAACCATAAAAGGGAGTGATTAGTATTGAATGAGAAAATTTATACAGTATATCATCTTCATGATGATACAAGTAATTGTAATGGTTATGCGGATTCATGTACTAAATATACTGAATATATTAAATTAGTAAAAGAGCAAGGAATGAAATCAATAGCGTTTTCAAATCATGGTGGAATATTTGATTGGATAAAAAAGAAGCAAGATTGTGATAAAGCTGGCATTAAATATATTCATGGTATTGAGCTTTATATGTGTACAAAGCTTCAGGATGATGATAGAGGAGGACATATAGGGCTATATGCTAAGAATTGGGCTGGTGTATTAGAGCTAAATGCTCTAATATCACTATCTAATCAAAAAGGGAAATTAAAGGATAATAGTGATAGGCATATGTATCACAATCCACGTATCTCATTAGAGGAATTAATGAATACCAGTGATAATATCATTGTTACTTCTGCTTGTTTAGCTTCTCCTTTGAATAAATGGGATTTATCAGATTCAACAATTGCAATGTTGGTGACTGAATTTATGAATAAAAATAATTATACCAGTAAATGTCAGGTAGTAGATAATTACGAGAAATCATTATATAAGAAAAGAGAATGTTTTAGAACATTAATTAAGTGGATGATTAAAAACAAGCATAGATGTTTTTTGGAAGTACAATACCATAATTGTGAAAATCAAAAACTATATAATCAGAAAATGTATTTATATAGTAAAAAAACAGGTATTCCGTTAATAGCTGGGACTGACACTCATTCATCTAATTCTTATAAAGCAGAATGTAGAAAGATTCTGCAAAAATATAAGAAAAATTTCTATGGAGAAGAAGATGAGTTTGACTTAACATGGAAAACTTATGATGAATTGGTTGCTGCCTTTAAAAAACAGGGAGCATTGCCTGAAAAAGCCTATATGGAAGCTATTGAAAATACTAATAAGTTTGCTGATATGGTAGAAGATTTTACATTGGATAAGGCTTTCAAATATCCTACATTATATGGTGATAATGTAAGAGAACAATGGAAACAATTAATTTATACCAATTTTAATGAAAAACGTAAAAATGGTGAGTTAAGGCTTCCTTCAAAAGTTAAAAAGCAATGTGAAAAATATTTTGAAGAACATCCTACAATACCTATTGACGAAACAGGACGAGAAATTTATGAAACACACCAAAAATATTTAGAGTGGGCGAATACGTATACTGATAATGAAGTAATAAAACAGTATCAGGAAAAAATCATTGAAGAGTTTAAAGTCATGTGTAAGATCGAAATGGAAAGTTTTATGATGTTTATGTCTGAACTAATTTCATGGGCGAAGGATAATAATATTCCTTGTGGTACTGGTAGAGGTAGTGTTTGCGGTAGTGAGATTGCCTTTATCACTAATATCACGGATGTTGACCCTATGGTATGGAATACTGTGTTTTCAAGATTTTGTAATGAGGATAGGATTTCTCTTGGTGATATAGATGTTGATTTTGCTGGTGATGATAGAGAAAAAGTTTACCAGTATATTATCGAAAGATTCACACCAGAAAAGACCGCTTATATTGCAACATTTTCTACATTGCAAGATAGAGGGTGTATTGATGTTCTGGCTGGTGGATTAGGGTATCAAGATTTAGACAAAGTAATGGAGATAAAAAACAAATTTGATGAATTTTTTTCTGGTTATTCCAAAATAGTACAAGAAGAAGTAGATACAGAAGGTCTTGTTGAAAACGGTGAAACAGAATCCAGTACAATTACTTTTGATAATCATAAGATTTATATGTTACATATTGCGAAAGAGAAAAAGAAAAAACAACTTGATAATATCAAAAATCAGTATGATAAATTGATTAAAGATAATCAGGATTTGTTCTATTATTTAAAAGGGTTAAAAGGAACGATTGTTGCAAAGGGTACTCATCCATCTGGTATTATTGGTTCGCCAATAACATTAGCTGATAATATAGGACTGTTTTATAAAGATGGTGATAAAAATATGCCTGTATCAACTTGTGCTATGAAAGCAGTAGATTCATTAAACTATGTAAAATTTGATATTCTTGGTTTAAAAACAGTTGGAATCATCAAAGATGCGTGTGAATATGCTGGTATTCCTTATCCTAAATCTTATGCATTAGATTGGGATGATGCAAAGGTATGGGATAATATGATTCAGGCACAACAAGGAGTTTTTCAGTTTGAAGGTGATTATGCATTTGCTTTATTAAAGGATTTTAAACCTTGCACAATAAATCATATGAGTATGGTTAATGCAGCTTTACGTCCATCTGGTAAATCATATAGAGATAGAATGATTGCAGGAGAACATAATGAAAATCCTTCAGAAGAAATAGATACATTGCTTGCTAGTAATAATGGTTATCTTTGTATAGAAGAAAATCAAATGGTTTCGACAGTAAACGGATTAAAAAAAATAAAGAACATGCAAATGCAGGATATTGTTTATACAACAAATGGCACAGCAAAGGTCAATAAAGTATTCAATAACGGATTTAAAGAAGTGTACAAGTTGAGTACAATGGTTAACAGCGTAGTATGTACTGGTAATCATAAGATACTAACAGAATATGGCTGGAAAGAATGTAAAGACATACAAATTGGGGATTGTATATGTTGCAAAGTCGGCACAGTATCAAACAAAGTTTATGATTTGGATAAATTGAAATTAATAGGCTGGACATTAGGTGATGGAATCACTATGTGTAATAATATACAATTTGTAAATAAAGATTATGATGTTGTATGTAATTACAAAAATACAATAGAAAATATATGGGATGACCTCCTTGTGCGTATAAAAAAAATAGAATCAAGGGTGAATAAGATACCTCTGTATAGAACAAATGTGGTATGGAAGGAAAAAATTAGAAAACATGACAAGCCAATTCATATTTTTCTTAATGAGATTGGTTTAAGAAAGAAACATGCAAAGGATAAATTTATTCCAAGATTTATTTTTACATTAAATAGGGAATGTTTGTTGACTTTACTAGGGGCATATACTGATACGGATAGTTGCATTAATAATAATTGTATAAATTATAAAACAGTGTCGGAACAACTTTGTAATGATTTAGTGGAGCTGTTAAGACTGATAGGTTACTCTTCTAGTGTATGTGAGAATGATAAGGCATATAATATCTGTGTGAAAGGAGCAAATGAACTATTAAAAGAATTACGTAATTACAGTATAAAAGTTGCAAAACACACTCCAAAAGATAATGTAAAAAGATTTAATAAATTTGGTAAAGTGTCTTTGAAATTGATTGAAAAATGGATTGGTTCTAACGGGATTACTAAGAAACAGGTTCAAAAAAAAGCTGGCATTTCTTTATATAATAATTATGTAAATGTTGAATCAGTAAAGAAAATTGGTGAAGTATTCAGATTATCAATTCCATTTTTTTTAAATGATACAATACATTATTTTCCTGTGCTGTCTAAGGAATATGTTGGTAACAGACCAGTATATGATTTAGAAATAGATACAACACATAATTTTGTAGTTAATGGAATTATCGTGCACAATTGCTTTCAAGAAGATACCATTAAATTCCTAACAGATATATGTGGATTTACTGGTAGTGCTGCCGATACGACACGAAGGGCGATCGGCAAAAAGGATAAAGAACTTTTGGAACAACAGTTACCTAAAATTCTGGATGGATATTGTAACCATTCCTCAAAGGAAAGAGCGATTGCGGAGGAAGAAGCAAAGCAGTTCGTACAAATTATAAAAGATTCATCCGAGTATCAATTTGGTTACAATCATTCTACAGCTTATAGTATGAATGGCTATGAATGTGTATGGCTTCGTACCTATTATACGATTGAATTTATTGCTGCTTATTTGAATCGGGCAGAGAATAAAGAAGATACGAACTATGGTATTGAATTGGCGAAAATGAATAATATAGAAATTTTACCAATAAAGTTTGGTAAATCATCTGCCAAATACACAATAGACCGTAAAAACAATGCGATTTACAAAGGCATTGCTTCTATAAAATACTGTAATGAATCTATAGCAGCAGAATTATTAGAACTATCGAAAAATCATTACAATTCATTTTTTGATTTATTAGATGATATATCAGAGAAAACTTCTGTGAATAATAGGCAGTTGAATATATTAACAGGTTTGAACTTTTTCTCTGATTTCGGAAAAAACAAATATCTGCTTAATCTTATTACTTTATTTAATGGGGTAAAAAAGAAAGAAGGAAAATCGAAAAGTCCAAAAGTTATATTGCCACCATTAAGAACTTGTAGTGTTTTGAAAAAAGATAAATTTGAAATTTATGAAGAATATGGTCTTACAGAATATTTAGTAAAAAAATATTCCAGTAAAGAAACCGCAAAACAATATGGTGGAATAGATAATCTTGGATTGTTAAATGAGCTTGCATCCAGACTTGAAAATAAATCAATGTCTGTAATTGAACAATGCAAGTTTGAAAAAGAATATTTGGAATATGTTATTTACACTAATCCAAATATAGCAGATTTTTATTATATTGTTGCAGATTTCAAAACCTTTAAAGATACCACACGTCCTCATTTGATTTTGAGGAATCTGAAAACAGGCGAAGAAGTTAAAACAAAAATTAAGCAAGGAAAGATATATAAACAGAATCCTTTTGGTGAATTTTCAGTATTAAAAATAGAAGGATTTACATGGGATTTCAAAAGCAAAATGGTAAATGGTGAGTGGACAAAATCAGATGAGCTTGAACCAATACTTGAAAATTATGAAATTATAAGGAATAGGTGATTATATGAGTGTAAGTAATGCAGATAAAGAATATAAATTTAGTGGCAGAGTGATTAGAAACACATGGGATACAGAGGATTTTAAAATTTATGCAATGGATGTTGACCATAATAAGTTTCCTGATATTAAGCAAAATAAATATCATAATGTCACAATTTTAGGAGAACTCCCTACCCTTACTGAAGGAGTGGAATATGAAATTGTAGCTTATGAGCAGGATAGTAAGTATGGAATCGGATATAAAGTTTTAAATATCAAACGTGATGTACCTACCACACAAGAGGATATGTATATCTTTTTATCTGAAATACTTACTGAAAATCAGGTTAATGAAATATGGCGTGAGTATCCTGATATTGTACAACGTGTAAAAGAAAACCGATTAGATGATATTGATTTGAACAAACTTAAAGGCATCAAGGAGTATACATTCAATGTAATTGTAGAAAAGATTACTGAAAATTTTTGTCTGGCTGATTTGGTTATTGAATTTCAGGGATATTTGAATCTTTCTATGATAAAGAAAATTTATAAGAAATATACTTCTATTGATGTCTTAAAAGAGAAGTTGCAGCAAGACCCTTACAAATGTTTATGCGGTCTAGCTGGAGTAGGGTTCAAGACAGCAGATGGTATTTTGTTGGATATTGAAAAGGTATTGAGAGAGAATATTAAAAAGGGTAAACCGCCAATTATAAAATTTGATTCTGATTTGCGTAGTAGTCCAGAAAGATGTTTAGCTTGTTTATTGTATCTGTTAGAAGAGAATGAAAAGAATGGTCATACGAAAATGAGCTTGACAGAATTAAGAAAAGAATGTCTTGCTTTAGTGCCAAAGTGTGCAGAGCATTTTACAACAGTGATTAAAACAGATAGTATCTATTATAACAAAGAAACATTAGATGTATCTTTAAGAAAAACATACGATATTGAATACCGCATTGCGAAGGTTCTACTTCATAATTTACATAAAGAGAATAATGATATATGGAATTATGATATTGAGAAATATCGCAATGTTGATGGCGTAGATATTTCAGATGAGCAGATTCAATCGTTAGATAACATATGTAAGTATCGTATTAGTATTCTTAATGGTGCTGGTGGTACTGGTAAATCGTTTAGCACACAAGCAGCTATCAATATGTTTAAGGATAACAAAAAGACATTTAAACTCTTTTCACCAACTGGAAAGGCTGCAAAGGTATTAGCTGATTATACCAAAGAAAGAGCTATGACAATCCATAGAGGATTAGGTTATAATCCATCATGTGGGTATCCGTGGACAATAAACAAGGAAAATAAATTAAAGTGTGATGTGGTAATTGTTGATGAGTTTTCAATGGTTGATATTTTTCTCTTTGATAAATTATTGGATGCCATAGATTTCAATACTACACGTTTGGTAATAATTGGTGATAATGCACAGCTTTGTTCTGTAGGATGTGGAAATCTTCTTCATGATTTTATGGAAACAAAGTTAATCCCTACAGTAACACTTTCAAAGGTATTTCGTTATGGTGAAGGCGGTTTAATGAAGGTAGCAACAGATGTAAGATTCTGTAAAACATATTTATCTAATAATATGAAAAACACTATGACAAAATTTGGTGCAAATAAGGATTATATGTTTGTGGATTTATCGTCAGAAGCAATACCTCAAAATGTTGTAGGACTGTATAAAAAACTCTTAGCAAAAGGGTATGGTATTGAAGATATACAAGTATTAACAGCAAAGAATGTAGGTGATTGCGGAACGGTTACATTGAATAATATGATTCAAAAAGTTGCAAATCCTAATTATGGCAGCAAAGTATTTTTGAAATCTGGTGATACTGCATTTTTTGAAGGAGATTTAATTATCCAGAAAGTGAATAACTATAAAGCAGAAATGGATATTGAAAGCATGGATGAGTGGGAGCGTGAATTTTATTCTAATCAGGAGGATAAACCTACCGCATTTATCGCTAATGGTGAAACTGGTATCATAAAGCAAATTTACAACAGTTATATGATTATTGATTTTGATGGTATCATGGTAAAGTATTATAAATCAGACCTTAGTATGATAGGATTGGGATACTCCATTACCATACATAAATCACAGGGTTCAAGCATTAAAATAGTAATTTTATGCACCCCACAAAGCCATATTTTCATGTTAAATAGTAATCTGCTTTATGTTGGATTGACACGAATGAAAGAGGCATGTTATCATTTAGGAACATTAGCAAGTGTGAATCAGGCGGTTAGCAAAAAGGCGAATCTGACAAGACATACATTCATGCAGCATTTACTTACTACAATGACTGAAAATGAATATAATGCCCCAGAACTGGATGATAAAAAGTAAAAAAGTTTAGAACCGAAACTGAATCAACTAAATCTGAATCAACTAAATGGGAAGGTGTGATGTCTTTTATATAATAAAAATAAACACTTGACAGGTATGTATATGTATGGTATCATGTATTTGTTTAATAAATAATTTTAAACACTATAAATATAATTAGTTTTTGTGGGAAATAATGAACATACAAGACAAAAAATGTAACCGTAAATGTGTAATGTATCAGTATCGGGATAAACAAATCAATTTTTGTAAAGAAAAAATAAAGATTGTACCCCCGACTGATACTGACTTTTCAAAATGTGATAGTTACTTAGTTGACGATAAATTGTCAATGTTTTAGAAATGTTGTCAAATGAAAGTAGGTGTCTATTTTGACTGATGTAAATTGCGATTTTGTATTAGAGCAAGACAACAAACTTTATTGTAAATATGCTCACAGAGAATGCGATTTTGATAAATGTGTTTTCTATAAAAATGGAGTAGGAATAGACGATTTAAAGGGTATTCCAATAGGAATAGATATGTGTGGAAATCCAATATACAGAGAATGACTTATCGGGATTTCCGGTTGGAAAGGAGAATATATGGATAGATTGACATTTAAAAGTAATAATGGATATACATTACTTAAAGGGAGTATTTGCAGCTACGGAAATCGTTCTTTTGACTGCCAATTAGATGAGGGCATCAAAAAACTTGGTCTTGCGCTAAATAAACTTGCCGAATATGAGGACTTAGAGGAACAAGGTCTGCTTCCAAAACTTCCTGTGGCGATAAGGGATACAGTATATGTTCTTTGCGAGTGTGGAATGATACCACAACAGTTAGATGGCACTCTTTATGACAGTGACGGAAGTCCGGGAACTGCAACTGGGTATTATTGCCCTTATGAAGATAACTGTCCACATGATTGTGGGGAAAACGAAGGTATATTTGATTGTGATAAATTTAGGCAGAAATCAGAAGTTTTTAAAGATACAGTTAAATCTATCACGATTGAAGATGAAACTATTTACATATTAACAGAGAATTGCAACATATATAGTCCGATTGGATATGCTGTATTCCTCACGCAAGCAGAAGCAGAGAAAGCAGCAGGGATGCAGGTATTGTAAGGAAAGGTGGAGCTAATGAAGATGATTAAAAAGTACGCCGAATTTGTGGGGTATATGCTATATCATGGAGAGAGATTTAATGAGTGGCGGTGTCCAAATAAGAAATGTGGTATGGGAGTTGAGGAAGAATATAGTTTCTGTCCGTACTGCGGTCAAAAAATTAAATTCAGAGAACCATTAAGAGCAAAAATGATTGAGATTACAAACGTGTTCTCGGAAGGTCACTGAAAAAAGTCAAGGATAGGAAGGTAGGGTATATGAGCTTTGAAACTCTCACCTTTGTAAATATTATAATAAAAGAAAAAAAGAAAATGGAGGTATAAAATGGATAAAGTATATGAAATGAAAGAGCTTATACAAACACTTGTCAATGCTTCAGAAGCCTATTATAATTCTGGAAAGTCTATTATGACTGATAGAGAATTTGATGAATTATTTGATAGGTTAAAAGAAATGGAACAGAGTACAGGCATGGTAATGAGCAATTCTCCAACGCAAAATGTTGGTGCAAAAGTGCTTACAGAATTAAATGGGGTAACTCATAAATACCCAATGCTTAGTCTTGATAAATGCCATTCAACAGAGGAAATAATCAAGTTTGCTAAAAGAAAAGATGTATTGGCAATGATTAAGTTGGATGGTCTAACTATTAGAATTAAATATGAAAATGGAAACCTGATTTCCGCTGAAACAAGAGGAGATGGTGAAGTTGGTTCAGATGTTACAGAACATGTTAAACAGTTTTTAAATGTTCCATTAAATATCAACCATTCTGGTACATATATAATTGATGGGGAGGCAATCATTACAAACGATGATTTTAAAATTGTAAATGCCAATAATGAATTTGCTAATAGTAGAAATCTTGCAAGTGGTACATTATCTGTTTTAGATACAAGTTTAGTATCAAAAAGAAAATTAAGATTTATTGGATGGGATATTATTGAAGGAGAAGGTAGTAATAGTTTATTACAACGTTTACAAAATGCAGAAATATTAGGATTTAATATTGTTCCTCATATTTGGGTTAGTCATGAAGAATTAGACAATGAAAGTATAATGTTATTTATCAATGAAATAAAAAAAATTGCAAAAATTTATAGCCTTCCGATAGATGGAGTAGTATGGAAATTCAATGATGTAGCCTATGGCAAATCTTTAGGAGCAACAGGGCATCATTTCAGAAATGGAATTGCCTATAAATTTGAAGATGAATCAGTAGAATCTACATTGAAAGATATAGAGTGGCAGGTGGGTAGGACAGGGCAAATTACGCCTGTGGCAGTATTTGAACCTGTAGAAATTGAGGGGACAATGGTAGAACGTGCTTCATTACACAATCTTAGTATTATGTACGGTTTATGGGGACATGGATGGCATAGTGGCCTGACAGTATCCGTAGTTAAAAAAAATCAGATCATCCCTCAAATTGTAGCAGTTGATTATCCTAAAGAAGGGAGTTGTGCAAAAAGATTAGACTATCCTAAAATATGTCCAATTTGTAAGGCTGAAACAACAGTTGAAATTAGTAATAATACAAAGATTTTGGTTTGTAACAATCCTTCATGTAAAGGCAGGCTGCTTGGCATATTAAAACATTTTGTATCCAAAAATGCTATGGACATTGACGGTTTATCAGAATCCACATTAGAGAAACTTATTGATGAAAATTTTGTTTCTGATTTCATTGATATTTATACTTTGAAAGGTTCTTACAATGATATTATTAAAATTGAAGGATTTGGAAAGCGTTCGGCAGATAAATTGATACAGGCAATTGAAGAAAGCAGGAATACTACGCTCGAAAGATTGATTAACGCTCTGTCAATACCGATGATAGGTAAAACCGCCAGTAAGACCATCAGTAAATTTTTTAATGGTGATTTCATAGATTTTTACAACAATGGATTGAGCAATCCAGAGTTTGATTGGACACAGTTAGAAGATTTCGGTCAGGCAATGGATAAAAGCATCAAAGCTTATGCCGACAAAGATACCTTAGAAATGGTATGGCAGTTATCTACTTTTCTGAATTTTGCAACCAGTAGTCAGCAAGGAAGTAATAATTTGGACGGTAAGACATTTGTTATTACTGGTAAATTAAATACATTTGATAATCGGGATGCTGCAAAAGATATGATAGAAGCTCATGGTGGTAAGGTTTCTGGTTCTGTTTCTAAGAATACAGATTATTTAGTAAACAATGATATTTTATCAACATCAGGAAAAAACAAGAAAGCAAAGCAATTAAATGTATCAATTATTACCGAAGAAGAATTATTGTTAATGTTGAAATAGTCGCTTGACAATTATATAGAAACGATATATAATTTGATATAATAATAAAATTAAACACTAAAATTTTATTTGTTTTATTATATGACACACTGCGGGAAAACCCACCACTTTAGTGGTGAGAGAAGTCAGATATAAGTTAACAAACATAAACACTAAAAAGAAAGGAACGGAGATTATGAGCGAAAATCATAACACAAAGGTAATAAAAAGAGATTCGACAAAAGTGGATTTTGAAAAATCAAAGATTTCTGTTGCCATTCTTCAGGCTATGGAAAATGGGAGCGGTATAATCAAAGCTGAAATTGCTAATGAAATTGCAGATGAAATTTGCAAAAAGTATGAAACAGTAAATGAAGTTAGTATCTATAGCATAGAGGGGGATGTATTTAATCTACTTATTAAAAAGGGGCAGCATCTTACAGCTAAAGCGTATGAAAGTTATCGGAGTATACGACAGTTTCAAAGAGAACACAACACCATTGTAGAACAGACAAAAGAAATGGTAAGTGGCAGGAGTGAATATTGGAATACAGAAAATTCTAATAAAAATGCCAAAGAAATAAAAGTACAACGTGATTATATGGCAGGGATTATTAGTACCGATATTACACGTAGATATCTTCTGCCCCCTGATATTGTCCAGGCACATGATGATGGAATCATACATTTTCACGATGCCGATTACTTCGCCGAGAATGCAATCACAAATTGCTGCCTAATTAATCTTGAGGATATGCTACAAAATGGTACTGTTATGAATGGTAAAATGATTGAAAAACCCCACAGGTTGATTACTGCCATGACTATTGCCACGCAAATAATTACGGCTGTTTCATCTTCTCAATACGGAGGTACGACAATATCACTTACCCATTTAGCACCGTTTGTCAGGGATTCAGAAAGGCGTATCCGTAAAGAATTAAATGATGAAATAAAAATAACATATACAAATCCTTGTGTAATTACTAAAGAAGCTACTGAAAAAGTTGTAAGTAAGCGTTTAGCAAAAGAAATAGAGGATGCGGTGCAAACATTTAATTATCAAATTAATACTATGTTCACGGTGAATGGCCAAGCACCTTTTCTTTCTGTATTCATGTATTTAGGTGAAACAGATGAGTATAAAAAGGAATTAGCAATGCTGATAGAAGAATTTTTTAAACAAAGAATTATCGGTATTAAAAATGAAACAGGTGCATATGTGACACAGGAATTTCCAAAATTGTTGTACGTTCTGGAAGAAGATAATATAAGGGAAGATTCTGAATATTTCTATTTAACAGAGCTGGCAGCAAAATGTATCAGTAAGAGAATGACACCGGATTGTATTAGTGAAAAAATAATGTTGAGATTAAAAGGGGACTGCTATCCATGCATGGGATGTGTAGATGGAAATGAAGTCATTACATATAAATATCAAGATAATTTATATGTAGAATCTTTTAAAAGGATGTGGCAAAGGTTATCAGATTATTTTGAAATCAAACAGCAGATTAAAAATAATGATGAATATTTATATTTAGATGTTAATAATGTTAAAATTTACGATACTGAAAATGGATTTGTAAATGTAAAAAGGGTTATAAGAAATAAAACCAATGAATGGATAAATGTTAAAATGTCGCATGGCAGATCATTATTGTGCACCCCAGACCATCCGTTTCATACAAATCGTGGAAGAATAAGGGCAGATGCTTTAGAAACGACAGATATTGTTAATATAAATCCACATCAATATTTTGAAGAAACAAAGGTATTTGATAATGATAAGGCATGGCTATTAGGTTTTATATTATGTGATGGATGTTACGATAATCATGTGTATTCTTCTATTTCTATTGATTTAGAAAATGATATTCAAGATACCTATATAAACAGAATGAAAAAATGTTTTAATTCATCGGTAAGTATAGTAGAAAGGCATCGTGGTAAGAAAGGTAATTATAAAGATTTATATTCTGTTGGAAATGTACAGGATATAATCGACTATTTGTCAACAAAATTTGAAGGATTAACAAAATTAAGAAGACATATTCCAAATGAAGTTTTTTCATGGAATTATACAGCTAAATTAAATTTTTTGGCTGGAATGATTGATGCTGACGGGTATATAAATCCAACTACGCATAATGGTTCTATTATACAAATTGGTTCAACTAATAAAGAACTTGCTTTGCAACAGGCAGCATTGGCAAGAACATTGGGTATGCCTGCTGCTATATATCAAAACCACTATTCTAAAACAGATGTTAACAAAATTAGATATAGAGTGGAGTTTGCACCTTGTGATGAGTTATTACAATATATCATATCACAAAAGAAAAGAGATAATTATATAGATAATTATACAAATTATAGGCATTATCAAGCAAAGATTAATAGCATAGAAACGATTAAGAAGCATGATTACAGTTATGATGTAACGACAGACAGTGACCATTTTGAAGTAAGTGGTATTTATAGCCATAACTGTCGCTCTTTCCTTACTCCTGATAGATTTACAGAAACAGAAATTGGTAATATTGCAAATGCTCTAAATTACAAACCAAATAAGCATAAGTATTATGGACGGCTAAATCAAGGTGTTGTAACTATTAACTTACCGGATGTTGCATTATCTTCTGGCGGTGATTATGAAAAGTTTCGGAATCTCCTAAACATAAGACTAGAACTTTGCCACAAAGCATTACGTATAAGACACGAAAGGTTGCTTAGCGCATCTTCAGATGTTGCACCTATTTTATGGCAACATGGGGCACTTGCAAGATTAGAGAAAGGTGAAAGAATAGATGACCTTTTGTTACATGGATATTCCACAATTTCATTAGGCTATGCTGGTTTATACGAGTGTGTGAAATATATGACCGGCGAATCACATTCAGGTGGTAAAGGCAAAGAATTTGGACTATCAGTAATGAAAGCACTGAATGATGCCTGTGCAGATTGGAAGAAAGCTGAAGATATTGACTATAGTGTATATGGTACACCAATAGAATCTACAACATACAAATTTGCAAAATGTTTGAAAAATAGATTTGGAATTATTAAAGATATTACAGACCATGATTATATAACAAACAGTTATCATATCAATGTCAGAGAGGAAATTGACCCATTCGAGAAACTTACGGTTGAAAGTGAATATCAGGAATTAAGTCCCGGGGGTGCAATTTCGTATATTGAAACACCAGACCTTACTGACAATCTCAAAGCAGTTATTACAGTAATGCAGCATATTTACGAACACATTATGTATGCAGAACTAAATACAAAAAGTGATTATTGTCAAGTATGCGGTTATGATGGTGAAATAAAAATCATTGATGAAGGGGGTAAATTAGAATGGGAATGCCCTAAATGTGGAAATCGTGACCAAAATAAAATGAATGTAGCTAGAAGAACTTGTGGATTGGCTAATGGTTAAGTCCACGTTAAATCGGTTAAACTGCGGGGAAGTCCCCATAATCCCAATTTGCTACAACGTGGCTGGAAACGGCGGGCGTGAATGCGGTATATCTTTAAAAGATGTAGGCTGAGATGCTAGAAACCATAAGAAATAATTGGAGTAGGGATTACCGGGTGTGCAAGTCACCCACACGCATCGAAATTCCCTTAACAGACAATGCTGATGGGAAACGTTCAACGACTATAATACCGAACAGTAAATATTATTATCAGAGTAAAAAAACGGAAGATACATAAGCAATTATAAATACAATATCAATCAAAATTAACGAATATAAATACTATAAATAATATTTATTGTATTGTATAGTCTACTCCCCTAATAAATATCGGGAAACCGAGGGTATAAAGGATATTGGAAGTCATTTTTGGAACGCTGGTCGTACTGAAGAAATCAGAGACAGATTCGTACATTTGGATGACCAAGAATACAAAGGGAAGAAACAACAGTATGATATCAGGGATGATGTTGGCAATGCTTTAAAAACCATAGTAGGACGCATAAGGAGCATCAATCGTGATAAGCAGGAGGAATAATACCATGAGATATTCAAAAATACACAAATTGGACGTAACTAATGGTGAGGGTGTTGGTGTTGCTTTATTCGTTCAGGGTTGCCCGTTTCATTGTAAAAACTGTTTTAATCAAGAAACATGGGACTTTAATGGTGGAAAGGAATGGAATTATGATATACAGAACCAATTTTTAAACTTAATTGACAGACCATATATTACAAGAATATCTCTTTTAGGCGGCGATCCGTTAGCATATCAAAATCTTGGAAGTGTTAAATTTCTTTTGCATAAAATTAAAAAACGGTTTGGTGATTCAAAAAAAATATGGTTGTATACAGGTTATACATTTGAAGAAATATGTAAAAGAAAAGAATTTATTGAAAAACACAGATTATGGAGTAGTGAAATAAAAGAAATACAACTTGATTTAGTATTATTCTCTGTTATGTGTGATACTGACATTCTTGTAGATGGACAGTATATTGATGAATTAAAAGATATATCTCTTAAATTCAGAGGAAGTGAAAATCAAAGAATTATTGATTTGAAGAAATCACTTGAAAAAGGGAGAGCGGTATTATATATGGAATAAAGCAAGTAATATCGGAAAATGGGTAAAAAATGAATAAAGTAATGTTCAGCAGTATTTCTAATGAATGGGAAACTCCAACAGAGATTTATCAGGAACTGGATAAAGAATTTCATTTTACTTTAGACCCAAGCTGCCAAGAGTATAATCATAAATGTAATAAATATTATACTTCTGAAATGGACGGTCTAAATAAATCTTGGAAAGGTGAAACTGTATTTTGTAATCCACCATACGGGAGAGAAATTGGTAAGTGGGTTAAGAAAGCATATGAGGAATCAAAAAAAGAGAATACAACAGTTGTTATGCTGATTCCATCAAGGACTGATACAAAATGGTTTCACAATTACATTTACAAGAAAGAAAATGTAGAAATCAGATTTATAAAAGGAAGGTTAAAATTTGTAAATAGGTTATTGCATCCAAATAATCAAAATGATAATTTTAAACTTCAAAGCGCACCCTTTCCAAGTATGGTGGTAGTTTTTAGATAATTAGAATGAAAGAGAGGTAATTATTATGCAGACACAAGCAGAAACACAAATGATAGTCAAAGTAAAGTATTTTAATAAAGAAATTGAAAAGTTATCTCGTAAAAAAGTTGGAGATTGGATTGACCTTAGAGCAGCAGAAGATGTTACCCTGTCAAAAGGTGAGTTCAGACTACTTCCTTTGGGAATTGGAATGATTTTACCAGATGGTTATGAAGCACATATTGTTCCAAGGAGTTCAACATTTAAAACATGGGGAATTATCCAGACTAATCATATGGGTGTTATAGACAATTCTTACTCTGGTGATAACGACCAATGGAAGTTTCCAGCATATGCTACAAGAGATACTACAATCAGGAAAGGTGACAGAATTTGTCAATTCAGAATCGTAGAGAACCAGCCTGAATATGAAATAGTTACTGTTGATAAGCTCAATGATGAAAATCGTGGTGGTTTTGGTGGCACAGGAAGAAAATAAAAGTAAACACCAAATTGTATAAAGTAGATACCATAAGTAGTATGTGGAAAATGGATAAGACACTATATCTTGTGTCCTTTGCCACATAAAATTCGGATTTTATGAGATTTAAAAATTAAAATAAACAAGAAAATAAAATTTCAAGATTGGAGGTAAAGGAGATTTGTGCGCACAAAAAATCATGATTTACTCCAAGTTAAGAAATGGAACAGGGAAAGAAAAGAATTAAATGCGAGATTTATAGAGATAGTTTTCAAAATTACAAAAAATATAGTATACCAAGAGCACAACTTGTAATTTGCGATGTACCGTATAATATTGGAACTTCATTTTACGGCAGCAACCCAATGTGGTACAAAAAGGGTGATAATAAAAATGGAGAAAGCAAACTTGCAGGGAAAGCGGCGTTTAACTCTGACTTTAATTTTAACCTTTATGAATATTTCCACTTCTGCTCAAAGATGTTAAGGAAAGATGACACAAAGCCAGTACAAAGAGGGCGTAGCAGTAATTCCCCTTGCATGATTGTATTTTGTAGTTTCGAGCAGATACAAACGCTTATAAAAGCAGCCGAAAAGCATGGTTTTATTCATTATATACCACTTATATTTTGCAAGAATTATAGCCCGCAAGTGTTAAAGGCAAATATGCGTGTTGTTGGTGCTACAGAATATGCCTTGTTACTTTATCGTAACCGATTACCGAAGTTTAGAAATGGTGTACAGACTGATAAAAATGGAAAGACCATACCGAACACGGGACACATGGTTTTTAACTGGTTTAAGTGGAAACGTGACGGAAAAGAGATACCGAAAATACACCCTACACAGAAAAGTGTTACAGTTCTGAAAAGGTTGATTGAAATATTTACTGATGAGGGGGATGTAGTCATAGACCCTGTTGCAGGAAGTGGTACAACACTTAGAGCTGCTTATGAACTTAATAGGAGTTCATTCGGATTTGAAATAGATAGGAATTTCTACAAGAGAGCAAAAGAAGAAATGTTAGCATTTGAAAAAGATAATTAGATAAACTTATTTGATTTAGTTGATGAGTAACAACGAGTTGCAGAGAGTGCATAAAATTCGGTTTTATAAGGGAGTGTAATATGGGGGAATTAGATTTCGTTGATGAATTTAATGAGGTTAAAATAAGAAATGCTTCAAATGGATGCAGATGTAAAATATGTGATAAAGAAGTATCAAACCAAAAAATAGTTTATTTAAAAACATTTAGACTAAAATCACAACCATTTCATATTTGCATTCCATGTTGGAAGCAAATTAACAAATTAGTTGAAGAAAGCAAGTGAAGATATGACACGGGAACAATCTTTAGAAGCAATTCATCCATTCATAGAGAAATTTATAGAACGTTTCAAACAGGATATAGATATTGCTTGTGTATTTCACATAGATGGGAAAAGCAAGAATATTATTTATGATTCTGCTACAAAAACGCTGTCAGAACCATTTCCTGATAAGACAGATGGTAATAAAATATATTTAGTACCTTTAACAAAAATAGGGAGGTGAAAAATTGTGAAATATTATTATAAAGACCCTTTTTGCAAATGTTATAACACTTATTTGATTTCAGAATTACCCCTGAATAAACCTATATGGGGATTTGCATATTCCATTAATGATGATACGGAGGATAAAAGATTGATATGCTTGCCAGTACAAGGTGAAATATCTGAAAATATTAATCGTGACTATAAAATATGGAGTGAGTATTGTTTCATTCCTTATAAAAAGGGAACAAAATCAAAACGTAAATCGGGCGTAGTTGATTTCAACTCCAGAATGTATGCAGATACATATGAGGAAGCGGTTGAAATGTACAATGAGCTGGTTCAAAAACGTATTGATAATCTGTATCAGATGGCAGAGAGGGCAAAAAAGGATATGATTGAAAAATAGGGGGTGAAATCAAAATGAATAACAGTAAAAAAGAGTGGTATATAAATTATTTTTCTCATATGCAAGAAGAAGATAAAAAATATCCTTTAGGTGGTATGGCTTGGGATGATATTGGTTGGCATATTCACGGAGCTGTGGATGAGGATAAAGTGTTTACAAGAAATGAATTGGCAGATATGTTCCCTACGTTGTTAGGTCATATAAAAGAAAACTAAAAATAGGAGGTATAGATATGGAAAATAAAGATTTATGTCACAATCATAATATGTTAGATTTATGTATTAAACAAGGATATGTACCGCCTGATTGCACTTTAGATGGAATGGTTGTATTTGGATTAGTACAAGAGGGTAAAAAACCTTGTTACGGTTGTAATATAAATTGTCCTCATGCACAGAAATCATTAACTCCATTAGAGCGTGAGCAGCATATTTATGAACAATATTGCTATGAAATGGAAAATATAAAAGACAGAGAAAATGAACGAAAGAAAAGAGAACGTATTAGTAAACGAAAAGCACATGGTGACATTAATGGCTTTATAGTAATAGATCCGGATTATTATAGAGGAAAACCAGAATCCGTAATCACAGTTATAAATCTATTGGAAGAAAAAATGTATACACATAATTGTAAAACCATAGATGAAGTCGTTGCTGGTATTCCGCTAATTTGTAATAAATACAAAATAAATCAAGTTATTATAGATACACATGGTTTTGGCATAAGAATTGCGGATGCATTAAATGAGAAAATAATGGATGATAAAATTGATATTGTACCAATGAGAGTATCAAAAATGGTATTTTGAAAAGGATAAACAATTATGGAAAATATGGAACAAAATAAGATACCACAATCTGTACATAACCATCTTAATTATATAAGAGATAACAATAGTAAGATTAGATTCTTAGAGTTATTCTTTAATTTTAAATTAAGATGGTATCAGAGATTGTATTTAAAAGCGCATTTGTTAATTCATCCAAATGAATGTAAGCAACTTCAAAGATTCTTTCAATTTACAAAAACCAAAAGGAGGTAACAATATGAGATTACTTATCAAAGACAGAGCTAAAGGCAAAACAACACAAATGATTTATACCAGTGAAGCAACTGGATACCCCATTGTAGTAGAAACACAAATGCAGAAAAATTTTATAATGAATAAAGCTAAAGAGATGAGTATAGTTATTCCAGAACCAATAACACTGAATGAAATAAAAAATATGAATAATATAAGAGGACGAATACGAGTAAATGATAAAGTAATTATTGATGAAGGATATAATATCATTGAAAAAGCGTTAAAAGCATATATCGGTTGTGATGTTATGGCAGTTACATTGACCGATAAAATCAAAGAACACGCACAGTTTTAAGAAAGGAAACATTATGGCAACTATTATTACATCTAAATGTGTTAAATGTCCACATGGTACTTTAGATGATTCTGATAAATCTAAAGTAAAAGTACATTGTGATTATAAAGATAAAGATTATTACTATGGTCAATATGTTCCATGTGATTATTCATCTGGAAGAAGAAAGAAGGGTAAGAATGAAAAATAAAGAAAAAATAAAGTATACTCTAAAGCATAAAGCAGCATTTCTTCAGGTAGAAAAGGAGCTATTAGGCAAGAATACTATCAGAGGATATTTACATGACTTAGACAAAGTTATTTTGTGTTTATTTTTACCATATTCAACAGTCAAACGTATACATAAAACATATTCAAGACATCATGGTAGAGCAAAGACCCACACTGATTATGTACAAAAGGTAATTGATTGGGAATGTGCAAGGTATTCAAAGGATGATAAACAAATGTCTGCTAGAGAATATATCGAAGTCAGACCAGAACTAAAAGAAATAATGTTGCCTATTTTTGAGGAACTTGGGTTATAGAAAGGAGAGTTATATGGCTTTAATTGGAGCAATTATTGGTGATATTATTGGTAGCCAGTATGAATTTCCATCTATGCGACCAGATAATTTAGATTGGGAACATTGTAAATTATTTACTGACGAATGTGAATTTACAGATGATACAGTTATGTCTATTGCTACTAAATACGCTATAGAACATTATAAAGGAAATTTTGCTAAAGCATATAAAGAATTTGGAAAGAAATATCCAAATGTAGGATATGGCGATATGTTTTCAAAATGGATTGAGAATGAAATCTCTGTATATCAAAGTTATGGTAATGGTTCTGCAATGAGAGTATCATACATTGGAGATATAGCACAAGACATTCATAATCCTTATAGTGTTTTTGAATTGTCAAAACTAAGTGCGGAATGTACACATAATTCCAATGAAGGTATATTAGGAGCAGTTACGGTAGCTTCAATTATTGCAATGGCAAATTTGCATTATACTAAAAACGATATTCAAGATTTTATTGCCGAACAAACAGATTATGATATTTCTTTGCCGATTAAAGTCTTAAAAACAAAGTATGCTTGGAGTGATACTTGTCGGGGAACTGTACCAGCAGCTATTAGATGCTTTCTTGATAGTACAAACTATGAAAGCTGTATAAGAAATTGTTTAAGTTTACCTTGTGATATGGATACTATGTGTTGTATTGCTGGTGGAATGGCTGAAGCCTTTTACGGTACTACAGAATTTGATAACAAGTCCATATTACAAAAGTACCTTGATGATTTCTTATATAAATGTATTGAAGATATTTTATAAGGAGATAGATTATGGCTAATTACTTATTGAAATATAAAGGGAAGTATAGAATTTTGCCGGAATTAGACAGGGAAACAAATGATTTTCCCCGTGAAGCAAACGGACAAATTACAGATATTGATATTTATATTGCCTGTCAACATGGCAACAAAATATTTAATTATGGGAAAGGTATTTTATATGCATATATTCCGTCTATTGGCAGAGGAAGAAATATCAGAAAAGCTATGGATGAACAAGGTATTTCATATACACATTATAATGAAACAGATAAGGAAGTAGAATTTCGTTTTAAAGCAAAGGACATTGAACCGATTGCCATACTTTTAAAAGCAAAAACAAGTGGTGCTGGTATAAGTCCTTTTAGCAAAAAGAATCTTCCGAAAGCAAAAAATGTGGAAATACCCACGGACGAAATTGAACGGTATAAAGCCATATCGCAAAGAGTAGAAAAAAGTGACTTACTTATCCTACATAGATTTACAAGTGCTTTTTTAGATACCATACTTCAAAAGACTATTAGGAAATGTACGAAAGACTTTGATTATAAAGCAGATATGAAAGCCCTTTGTATGGCTAGACAAATCAAAGAGTACATCTATCTTAAAGGTATGTGGAACGAATATTTGAAATATATGGAAAAGGAAATCAACAAGTTTTATAAGAACACTAATAATTAATAAAGTTAAACACCAAATAAAGAGAAAGGCAGTGTTATGGATATTTATTTGAATCGTATTACAGGAATTGATGATGCCATTGTTACTATGTTTATTAGTACAGGACATTGGAGTAGGGAACTGGAGAATGATATTAGAACTTTGCATGATACGGTATTGGATAGACTTGGGAGATTTAATCCAAATGCCAATCCTGAAGATGTGAAGTGTTTCAATGATTATATCAACAAATTAACTAAGTGGGGATGGAAACATATTACTATGCTCCGTTTTATTGATTTTTCTATTACTGTTGATGGTTTACATCGTGGCGGTCAGGATGATTGGGATTCTCATGCGAAACGATTTGACAACCGTATCATCCGTTTGTCAACCAGAGTAAAAATGATGGATACAGAACTTTCTGATTTTTATAAAGATAGGGTAGTCCCTACGGATGTTGCACTGGCATATCTTGGTCTTGAAACACCAGAAGAAATAACATATAACAGTGAAACATATGTGAAATGCCAAAACGGATATGTCTTAGAGAAATATAAGAAAAATCCTGATTCATTGCGTGGATTATATATGTTGGGATTATCCAGTACATTCATGTTCAAAGTAAACTTAACTGAATGGTCACACGTATTTAAAGAAAGAAATGCAGAAGGACATGCAAATCCTGAAGTGAAAGAGTGTTGTGAACTTATTGCGAAACAAATTGAAACTTTTCAACCTAAATTTGACAGAGAGCTATTCAATAAAATCAAAAACTAAGGAGATAAATGCAATGGATGAAAATATAAATAAAGAATTTGGATATTTAATTATAAAAGAACGTGTTAATGATTATATCACTCCAAAGGGGGTTGCACATGAAAAGATATTTATGCAAATGCAATAAATGTGGAAAAATGAAAGAAAGAAATAACATACAACAATTTACTACATGGGCAAAAGGCATGTGGGTGTTTAAAAAGGAAAAAGTAATAAAAAATACAACATCTATGATTTATCAGGTGAATATGGAATTGGTTACACTTCTAACACAAATCAACCATTTTATTTTGACTTGGAGGATTATGACAAAATTAAAGATTATTGTTGGCTGGAACACAAAGGATACATATGTTCGAAATCAAATAATCAATTTATTGCAATACATCAATTAATTTTAGGAAAAAATAATCAAAAAGAAATTGACCATGTTTGTTCTGAAAATAAATTTGATAATCGAAAAAGTAATCTTAGATTTATTACACATTTAGATAATATGTGTAATAAAAAACACCATCCAATAATCAATCTGGTATCAAAGGTGCACATTGGGATAAAACTAACAAAACATGGATAGCAAATATTACTAAAAATGCTAAAAGAATAAGCAAATCATCTAAACATAAACAAGAAGCAATAAAATACAGAAAAAATTTGGAAAATAAATTACAGCATGAATATTCATATGATAATTCTCAAAAAAATATAGGGGAGTGATAGGTATGCTTGTTTTAATAGGAGAGAGTGCCTCGGGAAAATCTAGCGTGGCAGGGTACTTGGTCAGTCACTATGGTTTTAATGGTATTGTCACATACACCACCAGAGAACCGAGGGGATATGAAGCAGACGGTGTGGATTATCATTTTCTTTCTGGGGTTGATTTCTTGGATATGAAAAACAGCGGCTTCTTTGCAGAAACGGCGGTGTATAACGGTTGGTATTATGGTTCTGCCAGAAAAGACTATATCGAAGATGCTCAAATAAAAATTGCTGTCCTTACCCCTCATGGAATAAGACAGTTAAGAAAAAGTGGAATTAACAACATATATACTGTATATATCAAAGTTCCTCGTAGAGATAGATTAATTAAGATATTGCAACGTGGAGATAATATTGAGGAGGCGTATCGTAGAAATTTATCAGATGTAGGGCAATTTGATGGTGTAGAGGATGAGGCAGACTTGGTCATTGAGAATACAGGATATAAAGAATCTATTCAACAAATAGCAGAACAAATAATATCGTCTTATAAATTGTATCAATAATTATTAGTAAAAATATTAAAAAGGAGCAAATATCATTATGGATGATGAAATTGTTTATACAGTAGCCCAAGTTTCAAAATTATTACATGTAAACAAAAATTATATTTATGAACTTATTCATAAAGGAGTACTGCCAGTATTGAAATTCAACTCATATAGAATAAGAAAGGAGACTTTAGAAAATTTTTTGGAAAAATATGAAAGTAAAGATTCCGTGTTATAATTGAAAATTTGTGTCCATTTTGTGTACCAAAGCTTAAATAATATAAAAACAAATAGATACAAATAGATATAAATAAATTTGAGCAATACGTGTAACATATTGATTTTAAAGGATTCTGGTTATATATAAATACAAATAAATACTTATAATGCCATGTTTTCAGAACAGCAGGTTACCCGATGGCAGAGTATGAAACAAAACGGACAGGAAATAATGCGGCAGACAGGAGTTTTGCAGGACACATGGGAAATGTGGAAAGCACACAAAGCACAGGCATTGCTTTACATATTTCAAATAAAGAAGATGGGCAGTCAATTGGTGCAATGGCAGACCATGACAGTTCTGTTACTGTATATAAAACAAAGGATTTTGATCCGGCAAATCCGGTATATAAAGTGAAGATATGGGATGC